TTCTTTGTAGCATACGATATTAAAGTTGATAACATCTATCTTTCTTATCATGAGCGTATTAATCTTCTGCAAAAATCCAATTTCCGAACGAAGGCGACTAAACCATTTTCCTTGAAGGATAAGAAATATGAGATCATTATCGGCCTTGACTATACTGAGGCGATAGAAATCAATACGCTTGATGCTATTATGGAGAAGTATGGTTCTGATGAGAATCCCGGCGTGTATTATCCCGGTTATCTCCCTTCGAAGCCTCTTCTAGACTTTCAAGCCCCGGAGAATAGTGCAGAAGAGGGTATCGTCATCAAGCCGGTAACCCCGCTCAGGTGCGGCCCGCGTCGTGTAATTATGAAGATTACTGCTGATTCGCAGCATCTTACCAAATCTAATACATTCGTGCGACCAAAAGCAAAGGACGGAGAAGTCGATCCCGTGATGCAATCCTTTATTGATTGGGCTATAACTAATATGACTCCTGACATCTATTTCTCGGCTACGTCAAAACATGGAAGTGATGCTCACTATAGCAAACTTCAGACTATGATGACAAAAGATATCGTCAACAGCCTAAAAACCCGAGGTTTGATGAATGAATATCCGGGTGAAAAACCAACCAAAGAAATGATGTCAAACTACTCTAACTTGTTGTGGTGTGCTCTTACCAGTGCCGCCGGAAAAATCATTAAGGAGCAACGCGAAACATATAACCATTAAAATATTTTCTTACTTCAGTAAGAAAATTAAATCTATTCTTCCGGGTATGGTCTCTTTTTAGTGTAAATCACCTTTTTCACGTCATATGGTATATTTATGAGGGTGGAATCTTCGTAACAAGTTCCTCTAACAAAATAAAGGCCATCGCTACCATCCAATTTAGTCATATAATGAAATCTCCTTCCAAAGCCTTCAAAACAAACAATTATATTAAGCCAAGGATCAAAACAGGCTCCCTTGACTGGAATAATATCATATAAGGCATTTATAATACATGCGGCCTTAATAATACCAATGCGGAAGTTATATTTAGTTTCTTCAGTATCGTTGTTTGGTTCAGTCTCGTCTATAAAATACTCCCACTTATCTATCAAATCAAGATGAGCATTTTTATTCTTATCCATAATGGTTGGAATATAGGCATCCAATTGCTGAAGGTCTGTCGTGTCGGGAATAACAATCTTGCCTTCCAAAATAAAGTTAATCAAAAAAGATAACTTCTTAATTGTTTCTTCTTCAACTGCACTCTCCAACTGCTTCAAGAGCGCTTCCATTACAGATAACATTGTTTAGTTCTAAATTAACTTTTCCCCGTTGTTGTGAGTATAGTAAGTTGTTATATTTTAATCTTTATTTATTATAATGAATCATTTAGGTGCGATCCTTATCACTTCTATTATCAGTATATTAGTCGGTTATAAGACAATGATGGTTCTGATTGATAAGAATGTTACTGATAATATTAATAAGTTATACTCCGCCATATACATGGTACTATGGATGGTTCTGATAATGCTCTTATATATGGTAGTCTGCAATAAGAAAGGGAAACCAACATATTATATTATTATAGGAGGAGTTGTGATAGGTATAATAATCTTAAACCGAGTAATAAAAAATCAAGTAGGAATCAACCAAAGAGAATTCTTAAAGTCCATGATAGAACATCATCAAATGGCTGTCACAATGTCGGAGAGACTCCGAGAGAAACCTCATGATGCCGACGTTGATAAATTACTTGATGATATTATATCGTCACAGAATAAAGAAATAGATTTTATGAAACATAAATTATTTTAATCCTTTAAGGGATTAAAGATAGGTATAAGTATGGAATTTAACTATATCACGTTTTATCTTACTGACTCTCATCTCATTACAGAACCTCTTGAACTGATAACGGAGGTTTTCATCTAAACGATCTTTTAGGAAGAGTCGGTTTCCAGAGTTAAAATAACATTTGATTAATTCATTTTTGTTAACTTAATCTTTAGGATAAATTCTAATAAAGCCCGAATCGATTATTATTGTATATATTTCATCCAAAAACATTTTACTGGCTGCCGTTAAATAAATACCAGAAAGGGTGATCTTAGGAACCCCATATTCATCCGCCTCCTTTATCATATTACTTATTCTCTCAAGTTGAGTTTTAGTACAAGTATCATACCATTCCTTAATTAAAGGATCGGTAGTGTCATCTGGAATAAAATACTGAGGAACAATACATGAATTAGACTTTATTACAGAAAAATGCATCGCGTTCAATCCTTCAATAACATATTTGTTAGAAAATTTACTTTGGTCTTCGTAAGGAATATTAATTCTTCCTTTGGATACAAGACCGGATTTTAAGTCTTCAGCAATCAATTCCTTTACCAAAGCGAGCGTTTTAACCGCATGTTCTTGTGCGAGAACATTATTACTATCTTTCCATTTGCTACTTGAGGGGAATTCAGACCGAACAACTAATGATTCTGCGTATTTAATATAAGGTTCCTTGTTCATTAAATAACGAACGAGAATGTCTAAATGGTTATAATAATGAATAAAAATACACACTTAATTCTGAGAAAAGAAAATTTTATTTCCCTACAGAAATAAAAGATGTATTCTACTTTGCCAATATCAAACTCGGCCAACAAGAAAATATAATAACTGAAAGTTCGTTTGCTACACGGGCAAAATTCTACAAACAAGAATAAAAATTGTGATATAATTATATGCTGAGGCTACTCTACTACCAGCCTTGTATTAAAAAATTCTTGTTCGTCAATCCGTTTCCCAGTATTGGAGTAAACCCATAAAGTAAAGTTATGTTCTTTGGCGGCTGCTTGAAATTTGGCTATATTTAGATCATAATCATAATTCAATGTATATTGTGATTTGACTTCTATCAATCGGTCTTGGGATTTAATATAGATATCGGGGAAATAAACATGTTCCTTACCGTTAAAAGTATATTTAATATTAGGAACTTCTTCACATCCTATACAAATATCATCTTCTGTTATTCCGCATCCTATTAAATCATTGAGAGCAAAATGTTCATATCCTTGTATTTGCTTGACGGTTCCTGATGGGAAAATAAAAGGTTTAGTTGAAAAACAAGATCGTTGTATTTTGGCCAATATTTCAGGATTTTGAGGTGCATGAGGAACCCCATATTTTTCTATCATTCTATTATTAAACTCTTTACTTTGCATAAAATATTCTACACCATAATGCTGAAGATTACCCTGGCGGGATAATTCTCTCCCTTCATCCGTAGATAAACTATGTTGTCCATTATGATTCGCAATATTAGTTGCCTTACACTTTTCAACACATTCCTTGTTTTTCATATTATGATCAACTCCATATTTATCCATAAAAGCATCCTTAATACGTTGTTTCACCACATCACTTTGTGCAGCATTTGGAACCCCATATGTAACAAAATTGGTATATTCTCGTAATAGTTTACCACAATCATCACAATAACTTCCTTTTCTAAATTGTTTCCATGTCTTTGTATATTCTTTTTTACATACACATTGGAATTTGATAGGAGAACTATTAAGAACGAATGGCTTTGGTTCAGATAATAACTTACAGCCAGTATCTTCTACCAATTGAACTACCAGAGGCCAGCGCGTCTTTCGAGAGCATAATTTGCACCCATCAATATTCCGCATCAAGTTCGAATATGTTATGCGCGAGTGATTTCCACATTTGCAAATATATTCCATGGGGGTCTGATTATTCTCGTAAGTTGTTTCCAAGAGAGTAAAGTTGCGCTTTTCGAATTCAGTCTTTACCTTGTTGAATTCCTTTTTTTTAGGATGCTGATAACAAAGGCGACAACCATAGCCAGCGCGGAACCGATTATGAGATGTCTGCGTAGGATGATCTTGATTACATACTACATCCATTAATGACTTAGTATTCATATAATCCTCAATCGGACTGACCATTGACCAGCCTTTATTTGTAAGTTCCTTCTTGAACTGAAGATACTGCGATTCATTCTTATATGGACATCTCCCACACATGAATACATCTTTGGGTAGGATATTTGATAGACCTTCTCTGCATATTTTATGACACTTGGCACACTCCCATTCAACTTTGTCTTTGACAAAAACAGCCTCACAGTCGCTGAGAGGAATTAGATTATTGTTCTTAACCACGCCAATAAGTCGAGCACCTTTATCTTGGAAGAGTTGAGAATATTTAGTAACAGAATCGACTGGTTTGCATCTACATTTCTTGCACATGAAATGATTGCCTTTCATAAGGGCGCATATACGCATACAGGATATATTTTTGCATGATGAGCATCTCCATGCAATTGTATCTTCGAGGTGTGGTTTCATTCCATCTGGATATGGAGGCAATATTTCCTTATCATTTTTGACAATGGAAATTAACTCGGACGATTTGGATACTAATAATTCTTCCAATTCCGCCATCGAATGAAAATAACGAACAAACGCACACTCTCTGCACACATATGGTTCTGAATATTTAGACATTTCTCTCAATGGAGCATTACTCTCCTTACCGCACTTACATTGCCAGACAACAACATCTTTATTGGTAAGCTGCCAGTCAGGAATTATAATTTCATCATCTGCTTTGATGCCTAAAAGTATAGAGTCGTGAGATGCGAACTCTTTTACCAATGTTTCGAAGTCGAAAAACTTGGTGGTTGATTGACACTTAGCACAATAAAATTTACTTGTCGTTCGTTTAGTAAGTAATTTATAACCGGTTGAACATTCAATGTTGCACCTAGCACATGTCCAAATAACTTTATATGAAATAAGTGGTGGTTTCGGATTAATGACACTTTTATAGTAAATCTTATTACCTTGACGGTCAACATATCCTAATAGAGAGGAGCCATGTTGTTCGAAATATCTATACACATCATCCATGTGGTTAAAATATCAACCTATAATGTTTAAATTTCAATTTTTCTATATTCGCACAGGGACGAGATCGCATCTTTCAGGTTCTTAGGTAAATATAAGTAATTTATTTATTTCCGTAGGAAATAAATGATCTGTTCCGTTTTTCGGAACGGAAAGTAAGACGAAAAAATCACAGGACCGGCTGCCCTAGCGACCCGTTGGCGACCCGTACCACGTTCCAATTTGCAGCTTGGAAGATATGATCCCAGCTCTGGGGAAAAGCTACGAGGTTACCAGCGGCGTCTGGGTAGAGGATTGGGTTGCCCTGAGAATCTACAGGGGCTGCGGCGTTCGAAGCATTTGCGGCTGCGGCGGACAGAGAGTGAACAATGGAGACATTGGCCAACTTGCTGTAGTTAGTCGAGCCCGATGGCTTGGCGACCTCCCATGGCAGCAGAGCATACGACCACATGTGGTAACCAGTCTGCTCTGGGATGGCGTTCGAGAAGTAGTATGGGCATGTCAGTGAATAGTAGTCCGATGCCATTGCCAGACGATCTGTGTTCTCGTAGCGCAGACGTGAGTAAGAAATTGGGTCAGCACCAACATAGTTAGGGTCGGTGGTGTAGTTGGACCACTCAGATGGGATTGCCTTATTGCGATATACGAAGAAGAATGCAATGATCGAGTGCGACAGACGCAGATCAAATGCCTGATTAGCCAGCGATGGGTTGACTGGTGTAGCAGATACCATCTGAGTCTGGCGAATTGGCATATCACGTGGAGCATCACCCATCTTGACACGCTCGTCATTGTGAACCACGACATAGTGAGCGTATGTCTCTGGCTGCACCATCGCTGGAACAGTGTTGGCTGTGCCTACAACGCGAATGTCAGCGAATGTGGCAACACGGGCACCAGCAGCGCCGACATCACCGGGATAGAGGACGATCAACTCCTGCACGCGACGGAAACAGTAGTTAACACGGACATCATTGAATGGCAGAGCAGCCACTGGCAGAGCAACACCCGAGTCAAGAGTGAACCACAGTGGGAGTGGGGCTGTGAAGAAACCGCCAGTGCCCAGTGAGTTGTTGAGATTCTGTGGGTTGGTCATTGCGAAGATGTCACCGATCATGTTGCGGTAACCTACGCGCTTGGAAGCATCCAGATGGAACTGATATACGAAGTCCATCCAGAAATTGTCGAATTCGTGCACGACCAGTTCATTGTGTGTCACCTGAACCTTCTCGAAGATATTGTGCATCAGATTGCGAGTCCATGCAATGCTGGCGTTAGCATAGATGGCTGTGGCATTGCTCTGATACAGTTCAATCAGTGGAATCTGCACACGGAAGAAAACCGAGAGGACGTAATCGCCTGAGCGGTTCATGTGAGCGCTAACATTCTTCTGACCAAAGTCGAATGTGCCCTGCTGACGCAGAACAATTGGGACAAAGGAAAACCAGTTAGACTTCTGGACGCTAGCCACGAACCATGTAATAGCCTCCATACCACCATAGTAGAAAGCCTCCAGTTCAGAGTATGTAGCAAGATCGATAAAGGTTACGTTTGCTGCAACGTTGCATGAGGTGTCTGTGCTTGTTGACATTTAATCATGAACAATATATTTTTTTTTCAAAAAATATTCTATTTATTAATTCATTACGAATCCTTACTTAAAATTTTATTATCATGGTGTAAATGTCCTTCTGCCAATATCTTCCTAAATCAGAACGGAAATCCAATATTGCTGATAAACCAACCGTTAACAGTAGTTTTGTTTCCATTATCCGAACCGCAACAACCGGTCTTAGCAATATCGTCGATCAATCACCTTCTCCATCATCTCCATTAAAAGAGAAACCTAAATTATCATTAGCTGACTATAATATTTTCACCATAGACAACTTTATTAAATCATACCTCTTGAAAGAAGTGGAATACCTTGAAAGTTTCAAGAAAGAACTCAGTAGAATTATTTGGATAGCAGATAATGGAGAACAATCCGATCGACCCATTGCCAAAAATAAATTAATACCGTTACGAGATAAAATACTAGATATAGAAAGCACATTTAAGTATGGTCTCTACGTTCTACGAACGGCAGACATTATTGAGGCATATAGAAAATTAAACCCCCGGCAATCCTTTATGCAAACTAAAATGAGTGAAAATGATCTGGAAAATGAACGGAAAAAACAGAATATTATGTTTAGATATTTATCTATTGCTAGAGAATATATCGACATTGATTATCACCAGAAAACTCAATTATTAATGTGTCCAGAATGTAACTGTGTTGATATTGTTGAGTACGAGGATTCTATGTATGTATGCAAGAATCCAGAATGCTCTGTTCGTTTTAATATATTGGATGATACTGCCTGCTACAGAGATACTGAACGCGTCAATATGTGTGCCAAGTATAAATATTCACGCAAGGCACACTTTATTGAAGCCATGCTTAAATTCCAAGGTAAACAAAATACTACAATTGAACCCCAAGTCTTCGAAATTCTTAAAAGTGAGATCAGGAAACATAATCTTACTACTCATGCTGGGCAGAAAAATGGTGTCACCAAAGATAGTCTATATATGTTCCTTATTGAAAATGGTCTGAAGAAGTATTACGAGGATATTAATCTTCTTTACTTTATGATTGCTGGAGTTACTCCTCCGGATATCTCTCATCTTGAGTCACAACTTTTAATTTTATTCAACCAAGTAGATGAGGTAGAACCTTTGGTGAAAAATCCTGAACGAAAGAATTCATTAAATGTAAATTTCAAGTTGTATAAATTGCTTCAGATATTGGATTATGAATGCAGAAAGGATGATTTTTATATTCTGAAAACTCCAAATAAGGAAGAGGAACATGATGAAAAGTGGGAGGAAATGATTCACATATTGGCCCAAAAATATCCTAATAATAAATGGCGTCTTATCCCGACTTAAATATCATCTGAGGTATTTATAAAATGTCACTTACTGACGAACAAACTAAGATTGCTGCCGGAGAGAAGATTCGTTATCCAGACCGAGTAGAAAGTAATGTTGATACTCCAATTGAAAATCAGGTCTGGGCGAATGTAAGTGTTAATCTTTATGAAAAACCTATTGTCTTTCCTCCACTTGGTCAAGATGCTGTTGTGTTTGGTTTTTATAAAGTCCGCGGCGTTTGGCCTTCCGATAGTATTGCTCGCAGCGAGGCAGAAAAAATTCTGAAATATCAAGATTCTCACCATCCTATTTATCCCGTTCCAGTTGGTAAATGGATTCCAATTACAAATAGTAAAAATGCGGTAAAAGAAAAGCATGAAGTTGATGTCGGAGATAGAGATAAAGATGAGATGTATAAAGCCGCCAAACGTGCTATTTCACGTGAAAAGGCTCAGGACGACCGTCAAAAGGTTCGTGAGATTCAGGATAGAGTTCAGCAACTGGAAGATGAGGAAGATATTTATGCTGATCGTGAGAGTCTAAAGTATTATACTTTGAAACGAAATACTGAGAGAGAGTTGACAGATAATATTCGTCATTTCCGGAGCAAAATGAAGGAGATCGAGGATAAACGAGAAACTGTCTGGCGTGAACTGCGTGAACTAGAAGTTGGTCATCCCGAATACGATGGCGAATGGTTGGATGTTTATAATGAGGCGCGTGAAGAAGTGGGTCTCACTAGATATATTCCTCCCACAGATCAGTTTGACGAGTATGCGGCAGTCACTTTGGAAGGGTTAGTTGAGAAAGGTGTGAAAAGTTCCGCACCTGCTGAATTTAGGGCGTTCATGCCAAGTGATATATTCCCTGATAAAAAATAATTTTTCATCTTTGATGATGAAAAAAATAGAAGTATGCAAAGAAAGATTGATGAGATTGTTGAAAAGAGAGAACGTGTGTGGCTTGAACTTCGCCAGCTTGAGGTTGATCATCCAGAATATGAGAAAGTATGGCTTGACGTGTATAACGAAGTTCGTATTGAGGCTTACTTAGATAAGTATATTCCTGATGAGGATCAATTTAACGATTATGCAAAAGTTACGTTGAATGAATTAATTGAGAAAGGGGTGAAAGCAAAAGAAGAGGTAGAAATTCAAAAGAGTTTGGAAGATATTTATGTTGATCGTGAGAGTCTAAAGTATTATACTTTGAAACGAAATACTGAGAGAGAGTTGACAGATAATATTCGTCATTTGCAAGGAGATAACAGTTTTCCAGATAAAAAATGAATTTTCATCTTCGAGATGAAAAAAGAATAACAATCAAGATAACTTTTAGCAGAGATGAAAGTTTTTGATTTGAATTCAAAGTATCTGTCGAAGCCGCTTATTTCTGAGCATAAGGATCGTGATGTGATTTGGACGTGCATTGGCGTTGAAGATAGCGTTGCTAATGATGAAAGTCTTCGCGTATTTGATGAGAAGGGTGATCTGGTTTTGATTCACTATCTAGAGAATCATACGTCAGACGTTAATCATGTTCATGGGCTCGTAATTGACGTTAAGAAGGCTAAGGTCGTTGCTGGTGCGTTCCCCTATACTGAAGAAATGATGATTGGGGATGTAAATGGGCGTTTGGAATATGAAGTTGCTACAATGGGGTATGAGGGGACGGTTGTTCGCTTGTATTATACTGATGAATGGATGCTTTCCACACACAAAAAACTTGATGCGCGCAGAAGTCGATGGGCTGGCCCAACTTTTGGTGAGATTTTCGATTCAGCCAATATTGATCTCGATGCTCTTGATAAGGATATGTGTTACGCATATATGCTTACCCATCCTGAGAATCGTTTGGTGTGCGACTGTAAAGAGACGCAGGTTCGCTTGCTGGCCGTTTTTACTGGGGTAGAGTTTGATTTGGCTCCATCCAATCAGCAGTTGGCTATGAGCGAGGTTGAGGCATATCTTACCGGGCAGAAAAAGATCGATATTACCCGATATACTGGAGTGATTACATGTTCGGAGAATAAGTGTGTGCGTTATGTTTCAGAAGAGTATATGAAGAAGCGTAATATTCGTGGGAACGAACCCAATGTAAAGTTGCGTTATCTGCAACTTCGTATTGATGAGAAGTCAGACGAAAAAGTTAGTATGCTTCGAAAGTTGTTTCCGGAGAAGGAGGAGGTATTTGATATGTGCGATAATGCTATTGATATATTAAGCGCATATTTGTTTGAATGTTACGAGCGTCGTTATGTAAAGAATGAGTTTATCAAAGTTCCGCAGGAAGATTTCCATATCATGAAAATGGCTCATGTAGAAGATGACCAAAGTGTAATGGATCGTATTAAGCGAGAGTTGGGCAGGTCAAATGCGCGACAGATTAACGCAATGCTTAATCATATGAAGTTCTATAATCAGAAGAAGAATGAATGAATTTTTTCCCGTATGGGAGAAAATTATTTTTTGTAATATTTTTTGTGAATGTTCCTCACTTTGGCTTTTTCGTTTTCAGTTAGTTTCGAGGATACGGCTTTGTTCAAAAAAATGCGTTCAGACTCGGTGATGGGATATTCAGAAAGTATTATGTGTGCCATTATTTGGATTGTGGCGGCCAATATACAATCAACCTCTCCATCGAAGAGGGGGAGATCATTGCAACTATCTACTTGGTTATCGAGTTCGATTTTTGAATCGTGAGAAGGTTCTCCCGCAACACAGAAAGCCTCTCCTAAGCCAGTCATTCCACCATACATATACATTGCCCACACATCTTCACGATCCTCGACTGTCATCGAAGAAATCGGCTTGTCGAGAATAGCACGAGAACGTTGGTTGAGATTAGTCCACGTTTTCATAATGACAATGGCGTCTTCAAGAGACTTATCAATGCGGGTCTTCCTCAGATGCCACTTTTCCTTGTTTTTTTCCCAATGCGGCGGCGGCATTTGGGAAATAAAATCGTCCATGTCGTAATACTCGTGGTCATGCGAATCATAATAAGTCATTATGAATGAAGAAAGTGCTTATTAAAAAATAAAAGTCAGACTCAAATTTCAATTTTCTCTAATCAATTAAGAAAAATGAATATATATATTTTGTCTTATAAAAAAACAATCAGATATCAAATGGCGAAGAATACCAACGTTAAAGATGCTATGAGGATTGTTCTTAATAAAATGGAAGAGGAAGAAAAAATACAAGAACTAAGTCTGTTGAAACTCAACCAGTTGAAACAGATTTTACAATCTAAGGCTTTACCCACATATGGGAATAAGGCTATGCTAATTAAGAGAATTATAGATCACATGGAACCTACAGAACGTGCACAGGAGGAAAAGGAGCCCGAGACTTATCTCCAGAAAAATTTGAAAGAACTTCGCGAATTAGCCGCTGCCCGAGGTGTTAGCAAAAATGGCACAAAAGAGCAGATACGGATGCGTATCATCAAATATGATGAGGAGCATCCGGGAGAGGATATTCTTCCCCCACCACCTAGGGAGGCACCAGAGCCACCTGTTGAAGAGGTAGAAGTAAAGCCAAAGAAGAAATCAACAAAGAAGGTAAAGATCGTTGAACCAGAAGTAGTGGAAGAGCCAAAAGTTGTGGAAGAGCCAAAAGTTGTGGAAGAATTGGTTGAGGAAGCCGCGCCTACAGTAGATGAGGTTCTTTTAGCAGTTCAACGTGAATTGGAAGCGCGAGGAATTGATCTTCCGCAATCAAAGTTGATCCGTAACGTAAAGAAACGTTTAGCAGGAGAAGAAGTCATGATGTCTGTGCCTCCTCCTAAAAAATCTCAGCGAAAGCCTTTAGTGCTTGAAGAAGAGACTCCAATTGCAAAAGAAGAAGAACCCGTTTCTGAACATGAAGAAGAAGCATTAGTTGCAGAAGAGGAAGAAACACATGTTTCTGAACATGAAGAAGCTACAGTTGCAGAAGAGAAAGCACCTGTTTCTGAACATGAAGAAGAACCTCCAGTCGCAGAAGAAGAACCTCCGGCAGCGCCTTCTGGGGGTGAAGAAGAAAAAGTTCCAGAAGATGTAGGGGAACCAAGAGATGTTATTAAAACAGCAGATGAACAAACTGAGAAGAATATACCGGTTTCTCCTGCTGATATTCAGAAATATTTTGTTGCAGTCTATTCTGGAAAAGTATCAACAGCCAATCCATATGCTGTAGCAGATTATGCGGGTATTGGCCACGAAGTAGCAACTGAGATTATGACCAATTACGGTTATTATAAATCTAAATATGGGGCGGACATAAATAATGCTGTAAGTTTGGCACGTGCGAATTTGAGGCCAATCAAATAAATTTTATCTCTTTTGGGATAAAATATCTAAGAACAAAACCATGGATGTTTCATCGCTTCGCAAGCAGTAATTCTATTTTTCATCGGAGTCAATATTTTTTTCAAAAGATCATATGCAAGAGGATGTTTTTCCAAGCGTCTCCACTGAATATCTATATTTGCAATCTCTCGTTTGAGTGTATAATTATCCTCATCATTATATGGAAGAACCGTTGTAGTAGCAATATATATAATAATTCCAATTGCCCAAACATCATTGAGGGGCCCAATATAATGCTTATCATCCTCTACTATTTCGCTAACTAATTCGGGAGAAGCATACAACAAACTTCCCGATGGCAATCCATATTCCAGAGAATGAGACAGTCCCCAATCAACTAACATTACATTATCGTTCTGGGTATTGATGATTATATTCTCTGGTTTTACGTCAGAATGGGCTATTCCGCGGGAATGAACTACACATAATATTTCCAATAAGCGTTTCACATATTTTTTTATTTTGGCCATGTCTAGATGATCCATATGTTCTTCCATATAATTATATAATGGAACGCCGGCGGCATATTCCATTATTAAGTAGTGGTAGCTAGAATCCGATACAGTAGTGAGTAGCCTAGGGATGCCTTCAATTTCTGCGAGAGATTTGAGGGTTGCTGCCTCTTGTTTACCATACTTGGATTTAATGATTTGTTTTATGGCCACAGGTTGATTTGTATATTTGTGAGTGCATCTATATACTGTTGAAAATGCGCCTGACTCTAATTGTTCCTCCACACGATATTCGCAGTTCATAAGAAACATCCCTAATCAAATAAAATAATTGAAATAGTTTTTCACTTTTCCCTAAAGAGATTTATAAATGATTATTCTCAATCAGATGAATTACGTATTCAATAAATAAGGGCATCATTGTAAGAGGGATATTAGAATTAATCAAAGTATCAATTACTTGATACAAAGCATTAACAGTATCAAGATCGGTATGTTCAATAATAATTCGAATATGTTGATTATCATTTCCCTTAACAGCATTATATGTTTCCTCATCAATATCACCTTCTTCTATATTGGAGCGACACAATGGACATTCTAATTTTGACATATATTCTTCGATACAGGTTTTATGGAATGAATGGTGACATTTTAGTTCAATCTTTTCTTCATCTTGAGATTCTAAACACAACGCGCAAACCCATTCCTCGTCTGGAAGTTTAGTGGGAGTTTGATGATCGTGGTAGTGACAATAAGATGAACCCTGAGGTATTTTATTTTTACATCGTATACCTCGTTTGGTATTTGCAATACAATAGTTCATTAATTACAATCGATATTATTTCTTTTAAGGATAAATGAAAATAGAAAAATAAGCAAATTAAGTAATGGATTACGGCGATTACGAAGACTACGGAATGGGTGGATATGAATATGGGGATGAAGAAGAATATGGAGAAAAAGATAGTGACGATTTAGATTACGGGGAAGAACGTAGTGAAGAGGAAGAAGAATCGGAGGGTCCCGAAATTATATCAGAAGGGGAGGAAGGTGAAGAATATGGAACTACGTTCAAAGATTTAGAGCGTATGGGATTTGGAGCAACCACTGGTGGTGGAAAGAAAAGAATGGAGAAGATGATTAAAACTCCCTTGGAGCGTTATCTTGATGATATTTACGCTATTCTGAGTAGGACTTATTATGTGAATGAGAATGAGCGGAATGCAGTGGTCGAAATGATAACTCATGTTCCTCACGTCGAGAGATTAAACCCTGACGTGATTATTGCTGCATGCATTTGGAAATTAAGAAAGTATCAACTTACGAAAAAGGTATTCAATGACTTCGTTAAACGAATTGAAACATCAGAAGTAAGTGCAATCGATCTGTTGAGATATATAAGAATTTTATCAAAGTAAATTTTCTTTGAAAAGAAAAATTTAAATAGTGTTCAGTATTCATAATTAAATTGTACTGGAATAGCAGAACTGATCATTCCGCGAATATCCCATCCATAGTGTTCATTCCTGATATCCATAATATCGCTCCTATGTTTTATTTTTAGCGTGGTTATCTCTGACTCACTAAAATTACCATGAACAGAATTAAGTTGTTGTTTTACATATTGCATTTCCATAAAACTTAATTTGATGCCAAATAATATTGTTCGATTTGCAATAATAGTTGGTGCAGATTGGGCACCTCCTATTAATTCAAATCTCTCAAGAGATATATCTAACCCTGTTTCTTCTTTGAGCTCATCTTTCATCACTTGACGCATATCCTTATTGGGATTAAATGAAGAACCACCCGGTAGTTCATAAACAAAACCTTTTGGATTCATTACTGGCGTTCTATATTCACGAACAACTATGATTTCATCTAACGCCGGATCATTATTTTCGCACCAAACAATACAATGAGCAGTTGTAGGACGAATAATAACCACTTCATTATTCTTGATTCTGTTTTCTCCTCTTACATTTACCTCTATGTGTAAGGCAATAAATAAAGGGAAGTTATTAATTCGTTTGACCCATTCTACGCTTTTAATGTTTAGCAACTGGTGCCCAGCATTATTAAGACTGGTATACCATTCTTGAAAATGTCTTGATGAATAAACATCATTTCCGATCTTTGCAATAATGGCTTCTTTGTTCATTTGATATTTGAATGGTTTTGCTCTAAATAAAAAGATCAGCGGCTATAAAATTGATATTTGGTGGTGACTTTTATTGATTAATAAAATGGATGAAGATAGTCTGCTGAATACGCGTTTGGCGAACCGTTACACTCTTGTGCGTTTTATCCGAAAGGGAGGGTCTTGTTTGGTGTATGAAGGAGTAGATGAACGACAGGGAGATCGCGTGGCTATTAAATATTTTTATGATGATGAGACTTGTGGGATGGAAGAGGAATGGTTTTTGGATGAAAATAAATTTTATGGTGCGCTGAAAGGATGTCCATGTCTTTTGCAACTTCTGGATAATGTTTTTATTGATAGGGAACAAAAGTATTTCATGATATTTGAATTGATGGATGGTGATTTAGATACTTATATTCCATCAGGATCAGAAGAAATTTTATCAATGATGAAACAATGTCTTTCCTGTATATCCTATATACATTTACGCGGATACATTCATAATGACCTTCGGCCTGCTAACATTCTGTATCGAAAGACTGGAAATGAAATAGAATGTAAAATCGCCGATCTTGGATGTGCATCGAATAACTATCATGTATTTGTGGCAGGATATTTTGCATCCCCAGATATTATTGACAATTGGGATAGGGATAAATATACTTCTCCGGACATTGCATTTGCAAACGATCTTTGGATGCTGGGTGTTGCATTCTTTTCAGTCATTGTAAGATATAGTAAAAAACATAATATCTCTGTAAAAATGTATGACTTTTTCCCATACGATCCAGAATGTTCCCCTCGTAAAAATTTGGTCAATCTTGATTTCCCACATTTAGATTCATTGATATCTCAAGTCATGAAAAAACTTCTTTCTCTTGATTACAAACAACGTAAGGAGGCGTATGGCTTACTAGGAATAAAATAATTTTTCTCTTCTGAGAAAAATTCATTCTTCACTGAGATCATTAATCGAGGCAAAACGTTTATTGATCTCATTTTCAATCTGGTCAAATATACTTCCTTTTTCGAAAGGAGCATATCTTGGGGGACGATGTGAATTTGTAATGACATGTCTCAAATTAGCTCTCGCTTGTTGAATCTCTGGCAGGGAAGTGGCAATTGGTCTTAACTGTACACGGGTGCTTAAGAGACCCATATTAGTCACTGGTGACTTTAATTTAAGTAATTGTGCCTCTATTGGAGCATTTCTTGCTAATGCGATCGTATCTATGGTAGGATCATCTGCGTAAAACAAATATGTCACATTGAAGGGATTGATATATGAGTACCAACTCCATTGGGATTCCTCTACGTTAGACATTGAATATTATACAACATTTATTTATTCCTCTATTTTGAGTAAAGGGTGTAATATAGATTTTAGCTTATCTTTTACAATTGGTTTGGCTAAAAATCCATCGAAACCAACATCTTGCGCTCTAGATTTGTCTGATTTTTGCACAGCGGCACTTACTGCAATTAAAGTTGGTTTATGTTTCATGGAACGAATATGTCGGGCAGCCTCAATTCCATCCATGACCGGCATAATGATATCCATGAATACAATATCGTATTTGTGTTTGTTCATTCTCTTCAGACATTCATTCCCATTTTTGGCAATCGTGGTGTGTTTTATTCCCAACGAGGTTAATAATTCGTTTAATACATAAGAGTTTTTATCATCATCTTCGACAATTAGAACTTTTAAATCGTCGATATATTTTTTCTTTTTACGGAGAGTTTCTCTCTTTTGTTTTATCTCCTTTGGAGAATTTGTACTATCTAAACAATCGATCATGGCCATAAATATCTTATTTTTATCGACAGGTTTATACAAGAAATGGTCAAACATATCAGAACCATTTACAGCGTCAACTGACGATAGACCAATTAATTTTACCGATGGGGCTATCTGACGCAATTCTTGAGCCAGTTCCACTCCGCTCATAAATGGCATACAAATATCTACAATAGCAACTGAAAAAACCATTCCATAATTAATAAGTTGAATGGCTTCTTCTGCGCTTGTTACAGCAGTGGGAACGCACCCCCAGTTAAATAAAATATCAGTCAATTGGATTCGAATATCGGATCGATCGTCAACGACTAATACGCGTGTTGATTTTAATAAATCATGATACTGATCTTCAAAGTTATTCATATCGATCTCTTCCTCCAATATAATAAAGAAAGAAAAAGTTGATCCTTTTCCATCAATACCGTCAGATTCAACTGATATCTTTCCACCCATGAGCTCAATCAATTCTTTAGAAATAGATAATCCCAATCCTGTTCCCCGATCACTACTATACAAATCAATCTGGTGGAATACCTCAAATATCTTTTCCTGTTGCGTTAGAGATATGCCGATCCCTGTATCTCGAATCGAGAAATCTATTCTCCACGAATTTACGAATGATTTATTAGGAATTTTCTTTCCGCCTACTTTCATATGAATTGATCCTTTCTTTGTAAACTTAATTGCGTTACTTACTATATTATTAATAATTTGAACCAATCGTTGCTGATCACCCATGAATTTATCTGGAAGATCGGTTATATCGACCCCATAATGTAAACTTTTTTCTTGTATTTTACCAGACATGATATCTGATGACTTTTGAATTGTTTCCCTTAATGAAAATGCTTTATTAGCTAATGTTAGTCGCTTAGAAGATAATTTGCTGAAATCAAGAATGTTATTCATTAGATTCATTAACTGATAACTGCATTCCATCAGGATTTGCACATATTCCTGTTGTTTATCGGATAACGTGGCCCCATCTTGAAGCATTGTTGCCATTCCCACAATTCCATTAAGGGGTGTCCGCAATTCGTGAGACATGGTTGCTAAAAATTTATCTTTTGTTTCGATAATCTCTGCTTTTGAAGCAATTAAATTTGTATCTCGATTGATAATGAGATGAGAAATGAGGGGAAGAATTGGAATTAGATGTTCTATGTGGGATGTAGTATATCTTGATTTCCGATTTCCAAAACCAATCTCTCCGATAATTTTATGACTATCAGGATGGATGAGAGGACAACCTATAAAACGTTTAATCTCGGGGTGCGTTTTATGTGTATTATGTTCCGATCTAGGATCAGATTTAACATGATTGGATATAATACATATATTTTCTGAAATTGCGCGTGCGTGCAAACCATGATGTGGGTGCAAAATATCCATATCGACAACTTCATTATTAATTATAGCCTTGAGGTGTGAAGAATTAGATTCAATAATAGTTATATTTGATGTATTTGATTTAAGATGCGACATAAGTCCTCTCAAGACATATTCCAATGCTTTTTCATAATTATGGTTCAGAATTGCTTCATTAACATTTACAATAATATCAAAAAACTCAACGGGAATATTCTTATTAAAAACAGTTACTATTTCTTCTTGTAAATCCTCATTACGGTTATATATCTCTACGCTTCCCATTACTTATACTGTGTTATTTTTCCTTTTGGAAAAATAAGTTACTGAATATAGTTCATATCTTTGACCATAAACTCCCAATCGCGAGGATATGAATGAACAATTCCGCGAGAAGATGCATTATGAAAAATAGAGCCTATAGAGAGGTAATCTACGTATACGGTTGTATCCAGTCGATCTTTACATACAATAATAATAATTTTTTGATCGTCGGGCATATTCGTTCCAGTAATAGAATTCACCATACACCAAGGAATTGGATGATGAGAGCCCGGCAGGATCAAGAGATCGGGGTTGTTCCCCAAGTTCCTTCGAGCAACAATCGTCAATTCATCTACTTTCGGATTCATTTGGATTTTAATATTTTGGCAATTGGGAATTCATTTTTCTCTAAAGTTAATTTCCAAATGCATTTTCTTTACACAGCATTCCATAGAGCATTCCATCTTTATTTTTGTTTGCTTGATATATGGCTCCAAGAGATTCGGAGACAGAATGGACTCTTCCATTGAAAAATAAATACATTGCCTCTGTCTCTAGATACGTTCCGTGAAATCTAGCTCGGATATGACTGAAAAGTTTTTGTAAGTTAGCCTCCTTTGAAACCAGAAACTTGAAGGATTTGAAATCATTTTCCAATTCAGGACTCGGCACAATGATCACTGGTATCGATTGAGGATATTGAGCTGCTAAATTAAATGATATTCGTTGTCGTTCTTGTAATGAATGTTTCTTAATGAAAGATGATTCGTATACACTATATTTACTCATCTTGTATATGATTAATATTTTTATTTCCTAACCTTTCCATTTCGAATTGAATTGCCTTTCGTATGGACGTATGTTGGTCTCTATCAGCGTTTAGAGCCACTTCATAAACTCGCTCTTGGGGAGGCGCCTCAGGCGAAGCGTCCAAGTCAAAGGGGAGAACTGCATCCTCCTTTCGCGCATTTTCTTCCTTAAGGGTGTCATCAATCTCCTTTATTTTATTACTAATGTGTCTGTCCATCTCAGTTTCTGTTAGAAGGGCGTGTAATTCGGATTTAGCTTTTGCAGTTAATTTTTCACGTTTAGGTTTTCTTGATGCTCTCAATCTGTCTTGAGGTAAGACTTCGTATTTCAAAGAGGTTTCATATCGACTCGAAAGACGCGGGGCATTCTGTAAAATAGAATCATATTCATTGCGAATACTGTGAATGGTTCCTATGGGTTCACCTCGAATGACATCAGGTAAAAGAAGGATGGCCTCCATTTTGCGGATGAGTTGTTCATAACTGTCTGCTGCTGTTTTATTCTTTTCCGATTGATCTGAATAACCCATAAATGTAAACCATGCTTGTAGAACCATTGCTAAAACACCAGTTAAACCCAAGATAAATCGTATCCATTGAATTATATTACAAAATGTTGAACCCGTAGAAACTGTAGGATCGGTTAAGTTACAATCGCAATTTTGGAATGTGGCAAATGTTCCACTTGTAATTACTGAGTTTAGTATAATTGATGTTCCTCCAAAAAAGTAGTTTTTGCGTTCATTTTTTGCCGCTTGCTGGAGATGACCCTTACGTCGCTCTATAATTTGTCCTCTCCATTTGCGCAGCAGTTTATTTAGTTCAGGTGACCAGAATTTTCGTTTCGCATCAATAATGATATCTCTTATTTTATCTTCATCCATTTATGAATATAGAGAAACGAAACTATAAATTAATTTTTTTATGGAAAAAACGGATACAGAATTGTAGAGCATTGAGTTGGAATTAAGTTAAGAGCCAACAGCTAATATATTAATGTGCGACAAATGCAAGAAAAGAACTGAATTTATAAGTATGAATGCCTCCGACTGTGATTGTGTTATCTCCAAGGAAGATATTATGAAAAGATTATCAGAAAGACTCTCGGAAACTAACAAAATATTTACTAACAATACATTTGGAATTGATTTACAGCTTTTAGTAAAGACAATTGGAGATTATAACCCGCATTTTACTGTTTTAGATGATAGTGAAAGAGATAAAATTTTAGATGGTCTTGATGAAATACATGAACGGTTAATAGATAGTGAACATGGTCTGTTATTCGTTGGAGATTACACTATGTCAACTATTTATACACTCTGCGAACTGTATGGCGTGCAACCTTTTATCATGTCGCAACGAGAAATGGAATGTGAAGGATATAGTTCTTTTGATGGAACGCTATTAGATGGTATTGCTGATTTCTCGATTGATGTGGTATTTTGCAACTGTCTAAAGAATTCTACCGATCCTGATAAACTTGTGAATGAGTTGGGAAGAATAATTCATCCTGAAGGAATTATTGTAATTCAAGAGCACGATTGTCGTTCGTGGCGAGATGTATATGAGTTGGATATGAATTATTACATTCAAAAACAACTCACTCTTGATACTCCGCTTGTATATGGATATCGTCCTAGAACCGCATGGCGATCCCTGTTTGAAAATATGAATATGACGTGTATACACGAATCAGACATCGGACATGCATACACTTTTTTCGATGTATATCAATTTTAATATGATAATATATTTGCGCTCCAAAATAAACTTGAGTAATTAATAATGTTGGCTCGCCCATTTTTTGATTTCCGATACCACAATCCAGATCAGGGATATTTTTATTTCCCTCTAGATTACTATACTGTGGAGAATCAAACAAATATGGCTCTTGATCGTGATCGTAAAGAGGAAAACTTCGAAATGAAACAATCGCCACAGCCGGAATTGCCTTCGTATTGCGGTTGTAAACGATTCTCCCTTTTTACTTTGTATATGGCATTTATCTTATTGGTATTGATTATTCTGTATTTTTTGTGTAAAAAAAAGTAACTCATAAGTAATGAATGCCGTAATTGTTCTTATAGTCATAGTTATTATTGTATATTTTTTGATGCAAAATAAGAATGAAGGTTATTTCTATTTCCCGGAGAATAACCCCTTTGATTCGATGCCATATATGCGTCTCCCACAACCATCTGCTGCAATGTATGAAAACCAGCAATGTAGTTCCTGTGGATTCTGATCTTTCTCTAATAAGAAAGATAAATAAAAGAGAGAAATGGTAAACTAATGAGTGAAACAGAATTGATACTCGGTTCATTGATTCGACTCTCGAAAAAGATGAGTAAAGAGCAATTGCAAGTATTTGCTACTTTATTAATTTCATTAGAAAAACTGATTGTTAGTGAAAAGGATGTGGTGGTCATATCAGAGGATGATGAAGTTGTTGTTATATCTGAAGATGATGAATCTGTGAAATCGGTGACTGATTTATTTAACAAAACTGTTAAACCAGTTGGATTAAATCGTAAAGATACATTAGTTATTTTGCAAGACCATGATTATTTAATTGGTATGAGATTCAGCGATGCTTGCAAACAAGCAGGTCTAAAATATAAATTACAAGTAACTCATAATGATCATGGGGGATATGATCCTGAAATATTAAGCGTTGATGTCGATAAGGATGATATAATCACGCGGATAGTTGACATTGGTGGAGGCGATCGTTGGAAACGGAATTAAAAAATAAAACATAACAGTAATGATCGTCAGACCTTATATAACATCAGAATGGCGAATGCGAGCAAGTTGTTTATGTTCAACTTCTTTTTCTTGGTTTGCTTATGGACAACCAATAATGGAAGATGGGAGGAATAAACTTTATTTGCTTGATGATATAGAACTTTTCTGTATTAGAGATTATAATTCATATGTTTTGCCTAAATTAGATAAGAGATGTGTTGTAGAAATTATTGATGACGTTAATGAAGCCCGAGACTTTACTAACAACACAGGATATATAGTTATTAAAAATGATAAACGGGGTAAATGTGATAAGGCCATGGTTTGCTATAATTTCGTAATGATCTTCCCCAAAAAATTTTTAATTAAGATTACTGATCCCAAAAAAACAGGGATTATTAAATACTGTAAAAAGTTCAGCCCTACCATAAGAGAGAAGATGAATACATTTCCCACTCCTGATGAAATTGATTTGGCATTGAAAAGATATAATTCAGCATGGGTATATAAAACTCTATATGTAAAGTTTCTAAAAAAATATTTTCTAATGTAAATTAGAAAAAAATTCTATTTGAAATGAATAAATGAAAGGAATAAAATTGTGCTACTTAATTGCTTTGATTTTAGCAGTCGCTCTGGTAATTATTGGTTTCATGGATTTACTGAAGAAACGCGAGGATAACGAATCTGAACTGATGCTTATCTCTCGTCAGATTCGTGGTTTCGCCATGATTATGCTCGGTAACGTGGTTGTCGTTCTTGGTGGTGCTCTATGCTATAGCGCAGGCCATATGGGCTCGCTTGCAAAGATGATGTAATTTTTCTTAATTAAGAAAAATTAGACTTTAATGATTTGATCGTCACTATAAATATGTATCACATCATTATACGTCGCGAAAGTCAAAGAATTATATCCTAACATACTGGGAGATGTCGGAATGCCATAAAAGTTGCGCGCGGGGCCCATATACTTTAGTATTTCGTTAGTAACATCTTTATCACCCGACATAATTGTTTTATATGGCGACGGTCCCATGAGTCGCGACGGTTTCTTGAAACGAATATAATAAATAGCGTCTCCGTCGTAAAGACGACTTTCATACACACCATCTTTAATACGCATATTACCGTAAGAGAAATATTTAGTAAAATAATACCAGAAGATGTATTTCAGATAGGTGGTAATGAACATTACTATATTCCAGTTATACTTTAACCTGTATTTCATTGAATGACTCGGCCAAAGGATAAAATATAGCAGGCCGTATTGAAGACTTCATTCCCTCATAGATAAGTTTTCCAAAAGAGGAGCGATATTCTTCAATGGATAGATGCCCGTTATATGCTTTCAGAATATCAATCTTTGGCGCCGGTTGTATAACTTTTATATCCAAACCATAAATCTTTCTATATACCAAAGATATATTAGTTGCCGCGGATCGATATCGATTATCCTTTGTGGTTTTAAGTTTTTCTGTAATGTATGCGAGAACGCAAGGGAATGAGCAGAACAGCCCTTCACTGAGGAAACAATCTCGTTGGTGATCATACTCTAATGGACATCCAATCGGAGAAGTATTAAATTGGTGATGATCCCACCAACAATGTTTATCTGTATATATGGGTAACTCACCAGTTAATAAGTCATGAAACGTAATCCATACTTTGGAGGGAGTTTTATGTATATCATAAAAGTAAATATATCTGGATGATTTTTCGTGCATAATTTGTGACACAGATACATCTTCAATATTATTGTCTACCTTTACCAAAGTTGCGTCAGGTGTTTCATTTAATGTGATAGGGTCAAAAAGTGAAGGGTAATGTGTAAACAGTGTTTCCTTTATGCTAATAATAGGAAACGAGATGATTTTAGGTTTTGCTGGAGGCATTTATAATATAGGGTAATTAATCTTTAGATGCCCACCATATATAAACGAATGCTAATAGCAACACGAATATTAGCATTCCATTCAGAATCAATACTAAATTTTTATGATCATAAATACTCGTTTTTAATTCGCCATATAGTGCCCACCAATCCATTATAAATATATAAATGTAATTATATCACATTAATAATGGAATTCTCAACTCAACTTCAAAAGGCGGAACAATTAACCCGTCAGCGCGATATTTACTCTGAAGACGATGCCCTCCAAGCCGACAAAGAATTATTTGAGGGAATGAAAATCTATAATAGTTTATGCTTGAATAATAAATTATCTAATGCGCATCGTTTCAAGGCAATTCGATCTTATGTTAAATTTCTACCAAATGAGGGCTATGATGTAATTACACGTCTTCGAGACAGTATTCCCTTCCTAAAAGGGAAAGAGTTATATAATATTATTGAGCTTTTACAACTTCTTATTCGTTGTCCCGATATTTCTTCACATATGCGAGTTGATTGTGCAGTTACTTTATATAATCGAGGTTATATTAGCGAAGCATTAATTTGCTTTTCTGATTTATCAGTTGATACATCTCTTTTAGTAGACTATAAAGTGGAAGTATGTCGCTATCTTTTTGCTACACAGGAAGATGAATATGTAAATTATGCACGGGAGTGTCTTCTAGATATTATTAATACAATTTCTTATGAGTCTGATTATAGATACAAAATTATTGTGGGCTATATTACTAATAAAGGTATACGCACATTTTTCAATCAGCAGAAAATTAATATTTCTTATAATGAACCTTTTGTTTACGATCTCCAAAATGCATTTTTCTTTAATGAAAAGAATGGTATTCGAGAACGTATTCTCAGCGGCCAACATTTGCTACAAATGGAAATGGTAACCGATGAACAAAAGACGAATATTACTCAAATATTCTTATCTATCGCCTCGAACACCAAAAATGACGATAGAATTCGTGCTGACGCAGCCGACGTCGCTTTGCGAGAGGGTTTCCCATATTCAGTCAGAATTGAGGCTCGCCAGCTTATTGCAGAGATTGGATATGCCGCAGTAGATGGACGCGTCGGGGGAACTCTAATTGATAGGACGCGAACTATTTATAATAATGCTGAAAATGTGCATGACGTTTATGAATGTGTGGAACCTTTCATTGAACGAATTCTTACAGAAACAACTACTCGCGTCAAACCATTCACCACAGTGCACACAGAAGTTGTTGAATATGTCCGTTCAAAGATTTCGGAAGCCAGAACTAAGTATTTAATTTTCAAGGCTCTCAATCGTATTAGTATTGATACAGCCGTCTTCAGTAAATTTAAGGTTAATTTGGCTGAAATTTTTGTTCATGTTTGGACTCGAATTTTGTCATATGATGAAGAAACTACAGAATTTCTGAAAGATCGTTTGATTGAGGAATTGGCTGATATGGGCGATACATGCAGTAGCGGTCATGCGGCGCGCTTGGTAAATGTATTCTCTGACACGGATGATTCTCTTGTTATTAGTTGGAAGGTTCAAATTCAGGCAAATATAACTGGCCGATTGAATGCTAGAATTCGTGATGCCGAACCTGCTGAAAAGGATATTATAGCGCTCGGGTCTATGGAGGATGCCGATCCCGAAGATAAAGAGGGATATAAAACGTTTATTACAAACGCACTTAGTGAAATTAAGGGCGAATTAGAAAGCGAGTTTGTTGACGAAGGATATTTGAATATGGCAGAGTTTGAAACTTACTTTGATGAAAGTATTGCATCATATAAGTAAATTATTTCTCTTGGAGAAATAATAATGGATAGGACATATCGTTTTGCATGCACCTCAAATTTTCATTTTATGGGGAGGCAGTTGAAAGATATTAAACATGATAAAATCTATCTAATTGATCACATTACGCAAAATAAATATGACGGAGTTTTAGTTGCGGGGAATTTAACTGAAACAGGGAGTGATGGTAGTTGGTTGCCAAGTAAAAAACAGAATGAAATGTCAGGTTTTTATCGGTGGACACGTATGGTTGAAACACAGTGTCCTGTATATGAATGTCATGGAGTGCATGATAGAATTACATTTACAAAGCCTATGGTATATAAATTGATTGAAAATAAGGGTGGAACTGTTTACTCAAGAAAGTTATGCGATGGGTTATATCTGATTGTTTTAGGTATTGCCCCTGTTACAAAAAATGATCGGCGCTTCCTGAAAAACCAATTTAATAAACATTTGGATGGAAAATTTATAATTATGTTTCATTCTAATCTTTTAGGGAACAAATGGGAAAGTAAATATAAAGAAAAGTTTAGGAAAATAATTGTTTATCACCAATCTCGCGTAATAACTATTATATGTGGAACTATACTTAATGAAAATGTAGGGGTAGGCGAATTTGCTGGGATTCCAACAATGAATTTAGGCGATAGTAAACTTGGAATAGTAGAATTTAATCCTATAGTAGACAAGCATAAGATTTATTTTATTGATACGGTTCCATATGTGGAGAGATTACTTGAGGAAGTTATTAAATTCAAAAATACTCCTGAATATATTCCTGAAGAAAGTGTAGAAAATGCTTCTTCTTCCAGTGCTACAACAGAATGGGTGGAGTCTACTACAGAGTTAAATGAGACATCTAAAAATAGTGACAGTCGCAGTTCATCTGATAATATCAGTGTAAATGAAATTTTAACGCAATCTTCAGGAGCAGGAGAGTGGTTTATCTGAAAATTGAGGGGTTCGTAACAGTATTTCGGCGAGACAAAATAAAATTGAAATATTTCCTTTCCGATTCGATTGATGATATCAATTTAGAGAGAACAGGACGAGTATAAAATGCCACGTGCTAAGAAGGTAGTTGAGACAGTTGAACCAGAAGTTGTTGATGAGCCAGTAGTTGAGCCAAAGCCCGCTGTTAAGCGTGCCACAAAGCGCGCTCCTCGTCAGAAGAAGGAGCCGGGAGAGAAGCGAGCACCATCTGCTTTTATGATTTTCTCCAAGGAGAACCGCCAGAGCGTCAAGGATGATAACCCAGATATTACATTTGGCGATATTGGCCGTGAACTAGGCCGTCGCTGGAAGGCTCTATCGGACACAGATCGCGCAGTATACACACACAAGGCCGAGGTAGAGAAGGCCAAGAAGGCTGGCACAACACCAGTTGCTGCTGTGACACCTGTCGTCGAGGTCGAGGAATCTGATGAGGAAGATGAGAACCCAGAGAGTGATGAGGAGGAGGTCGAAAGCGAGGAGGAGGAGCCCGTTCGCCCAACAAAACAGGTTGCTAAGAAGGTTGTTCCCAAGGCTGCCGCGCCAAAGACGGTAGCGACGAAAACAGTGGCAACTAAAGGTGCTGTTACACCAAAGAAGGCTGCCACACCAAAGACAGTGGCAACCAAGACAGTGACAACAAAGGCCGCGCCAAAGGCAAAGTCTGCCCGTAAGTAAATTTGTTTTCTCTTAGTAAAGAGAAAATTAATCTCTTGAGTTATATTCAAATGGGTGGTGGTAATAGTAAATATAAGAGAGGCACGTTATATGCCGAAATACGAAATACAATCCAACCCTTTGATTTGATTTTTTTCAAGGGTTCAGAGTTTGTTTCTGATATGATTCGGGCTTTAGAGAAATGTGATATCGAACACCCTGTTTCTGATAATTTCTCGCATGTGGGGATGATTGTTACCTCTGATATTTTGGATTATAAATATGTTGTTCCCGGCAAACTTTATATTTTGGAATCGGCCGTAAGTGGTGTATTGGGACAAGGGCTTAAAACAGTTGAGGGTCGATCTCATTTGGGAGTCAACTTACGCGACTTCGATGAACTGATTTATCTTTACGATAAGCCTGCTGATTCTCGCGCGGCAGTGGGATATCTAAAGAGCAATCCCTTTGAAGACCCGACCGTTGATAAAGATGAATTAAAACGTAAATTCACCCGCATCTTTCAACAAGTAAATGGTGCTCGATATGACCTTAATCCCATTAATTTGATTAGCGTAATCGGATTTCCGTGGGTTCAAATCATACGTAAAATTCGTAAACCTGTTAATAAATTAATTGGAACAGAACATTGGATGGTATGTAGTTCACTCGTTGCTTATGTATATAAGCAAATGGGTATTTTCCCTGAAACGATTGATCCTCGTAACGCATATCCAGTTGATTTCCTAGGTATTGATAAAGATTCACTTATAAATGGAGGATTACCGCTAAAAATTATTGTTCCTCCAACTTACATTGTGTCTCCTAAATATTATGATCCAGTTCTCTCTAAACAAGAAGCATCTGAAGATGAAGAATATGAAGATGTGGAGAAGGAAGATGAATACGAGAAGGAAATTCAATTATCAAGTTCACAACACGAGGAATCGCGTCACGAAGAATCGAGACACGAAGAATCGATGTCGTCAGAAGTACCACCAGCAGATTCCGATGATGAATAATTTTTCTTTATGAAGAAAAATTAACCACTAAGTATTTGTTTCACAATTGCATTTGTGTTTACTCCACTATCAAATTTATTACTTAGTTCCATAAGTTCTTTCTGAGATATTGTTTCTACAAAAACAGTAAAGATAGATGGATCGCTCATAGATACTTTGAAATTTGCAGACCAGTCATTTTTGGGACGTGAGTTTCTCATGGCGACATTGAAATAAGGGTAATAAAATTGATCCTTCCAGATTACTGTATAACGAGGATATAGATGTGCCTTTGTTCTTCCAATTAATGTTTTCATTACCATCATCATATGGGAAATACTGTTCATAAGATCAGGTGTCGAAAACGTATATGGTTTATTCTCCTGATATAAAAACTCATATGCACCGATGAAATTAATTAGGTCGGAAAATGTTTGTCCCTTCTGCAATGAAATGTCATGCCCGAAAATAAACGGTTCGGCTCTAATAGGCGTATCATCCATAAATACATTGACGAATATTTTGTTCGTAAGAGATGGTGTAACCTTCAGCTTAAGATAATGATCTTTGACGCGATACTGCAACCATCCATTTGCATATTGATCAAAATAGGCGATTGGGTCTCCTTTCGTAAAAGCAATTAATCCCATGAGTTGGGACATAAAATAAATATTATTCAGATATGTATCGGCTTCTTGGCCAGATAAACCATAATATGCTTTTATCGACATTCCTTCATTCCTCGGTGCATTATATAAAATGTATATGATGATAAGTAAAAAGATAAGACATAACCAGAGTCCCATTATTACACATATGCAATCTTTTCTTTCATAAGAAAGAAAATAAAATTTATTCAAATAGATGTTTGCGATAAATATAATCAACTTCAAGTGGAGATATGTGATCCATATTTTTCATCTCAGGATCGGCCCCGTGAGCCATAAGCATGTCCACTATAAATTTATCATCCTGTACAACAGCCATCATCAATGCAGTATCCCCACAACGATCCCTAATATTAGCATTTGCACCTGCTTCTAATAGCATATGTATTATATTATTTTGTTGCAACGCGATCGCTCCCATAAGCGCTGTCTGTCCACTTGTTATTTGATAGTCAATATTAACATGATTTTTGATCAAGACTTTTACAACCGCTGAATTGCGTGATGCAACAGCAATCATTAATGGAGTTAATCCCATAGTATTCACCTCCTCAATGTTACATCCCCGTTCTAGCAGAATTTGAACAATATGGGGATCACCTGATCGACATGCAAATTCTAACGCGCCCACCATCAATGCTCCATATTGAATCAATAGAGAAATAGCATTATATTTGCGACCAGAAATTGCATACATTAATGGTGTTTCTCCAAATATATCTTTCAAATTGATAGCGGCGCCCTTTAGCAGCAAACTTTCTATAATATCACAGAGGCCGAATTCGGCAGCATAATGCAAAACGGTATTATTACGAGAGGGTAATAACAAATCTGGGTCAGCGTCGTGATCAAGAAGAAGATTTACCATATCCCCATTCCCAGTCTCTGTTGCAACAGAAAGGGCAGTATTATGTTCATGTATTTCATTCGGGTCTATGCCAATATTCAACATGAGTTCCACCAGACTAGTATCGTCTTCACGAATAAAGGTATGAAACGCGTCGATAGGTGATCTCATAATATCAGTTAGCACATCGATAAATTGTGCCGCAGTGTTATCCAAGAACGGTTCCTCTATTACTTCCTCTACTAATGGAAGATCAGGATAGTGAATATCAAGAAAGAATTCGCAGGGCATTTCTTATTTTTTGTGAAAGTAAGAATTAAAATTCACTTTTCTTAATTCATTAAGAAATATTCAACAATACTCCATAACTCCCATCATGATATTCAACTAACTCACCCACTTCTTTGGTATTGTTGTTATGGGAAACGTATTCTCCATTTTCGCTATATATTCTATAACTGATTTTAGTTATTTGACCTTTTGCACGATATCCTAAATTAACTCTGTCCTTTATCCATTTTTCAGCCACTATTAAACCGGTATTTAAGTCACGAACATTTTGAACAAGAATTATTTTTCCATCATGGATACGATTATTTCGATAAAAATATGGCTCACGATATTCTGGTAGTAAATATGGAAAGATTGTATTTTGTGATTGGCGACGATTCTCTTCTTGTTTCCATCTTTCTATATTTTGAATATCGAAAAATATTAATTGATCTTCGTGAGGACGAAAATCGTACAAACTCTGAAACATATCTTTCGGCGAGCGTTGATCTTTCATCGCCATGACACCGGGCGTATCATTTAGTAGCATCAGTTTCAAATATCCATATAATCGTATTTTGATATCTTGAGATGAAACACGAATAATTCCGTTACTTAAAATAGAGTTATTCAAATTAAACTTTTCTGTGATATCTTCCTCTCGATATTTATAATTTGGGATAACCTCTATAGATTGTAACGAAAAGGTTTGTGGATAATTGGCATAGGCATATAAGACATATTGCTTTAACAAATTAGCGATTCGTTTTGTCCCCCGCATTTGTTGTATTTCAGAATCTTCATCCAATACTTTTATGGGGTTATACATACTAATAGGCGCAAAAGGAAGATAATTGATTATGTCAGATTGCGGTTCTAGGGGGATATATATATCTCCTTCCAACCATAACCCATGGATGCCAGTTTCTTCATTTCCGTCTTGATATTTAATTTTATGGTTGTTCTTTTCAATATACTGTAATGCTATACTAAGAGATGTATTTATTAATTTTGATTGCTGTTGTATTCCATCAATAGGTGGGTTAGGAGGAAGAATGAGGCTTAGCGTCTCGTCATATGTAATAGCACGCATCTTACCATTTTTATCGATATATTGGGATGAAATGTTCATTACTTGAGAGAAAGATTATTTTATCTTGAGAGATAAAATATTGTAAGCATATGATAATTAAATTTTAATGGAAAGGGGGTTATATTCTTTGGTACCATTATCAATCGATACGGAATAGATTTTATTAATCTCTTGGAACAATTTCACAAATATGGAAACAATTTCGCGGTCTGTTATAGCAAATTGTATATCTGTTACTTGATGTCGGGCGTCTGCTTTTATATAAGGCATGGGTGTACATATATAGGGATAATCGCGAAATGCAATTGTAGATTTTAGAATCAACACCAGCGGAAGTGTTTCATCCATTTTTCTGGTAAGATAAACATTCGTCGTTTTGGGTAAAACAATATCTCCGTATGGATGATCTTTATCTTCAACCATCAGAATAATATTGCACCTGTAATAAAATTCTAACAATTCAACAAAAACTTCTGGACTAATGTAGGAGTCAGGAGTATTCAAATATGCTATCAGGTCATTCCGATTAAATCTAAACAATTCTTGTTTCCCAATTTCGGAAGGAAGTTGTGAGAGATTTCTTTTGACCTCCATTACTCGTGCTTCTCTATCGTTTAGGGACATGTCAAGATATTCTGGATTGAATACAAGTTCTAAGCAATGAATAAAACTATCTGGAGATTCTCTCATTCCATATCTTAATATTGGCGAATACGATTCTTTCTTCCAATCGAATTTGGGGATATTTGCTAATTCCATTATTCGTTCCAGATAAAACGGGCCCATTCCATATTTACCTATTCCTACGCGCTTGCCTGTCTTTTTAATGTATCCCAAATCATTCAAAAATAATTCTTCTTGTTCTTCTTGTTCGCCCTCGCCCTCTAAATACCGTCTTAACTTTGACGCTCTTTTTTCATATTGATCCTCCTCAAAACAACATGGGAGATAAGGATATTGATCCAAATTGGGAAGTTTTGTATTTTTCTTTAATCCGGGCCAAATATATGCATCTGAACTATCATCTGCCTCTCTTGGTTGGCATGCATACCAGTTATCGGAATTGAGAGGCCAATTCATTACTTTATGTTGTCCCAACTTCGTCGCCAATTTTTGTGCGTCTTCAGTATTCAACCAATAGGGTTGCTGTTTTTGAAAACATCTGTCAGCGTAGCGTTTCATAAAGATTTCTGGGAATTGATTCCGTAATTTGTCTGCTCGTTTCCCGGTTTTCTTTTCCTTCTTCTGTTTCTTCTTTCCAGAGACGTCCGCCAATGTCTTGAATTTGGGAATATATTGTGAATAATAGGAAATAATCTGGTTTTTCTCCTCTTCATATATAGCCAATAACTGCGAAAAAACAATTCTAAATGCATTGGCCTGATGAAGATTGGGAATTTGTGTTACACGAATGGCAAGGTTATGCATGTTATCTTCAATAAATGGCGTTACTGTTATAGTAAGAGCATTAGTATTGTCAGCACGTTGATTAGGCTCATAATACATAGCAAATCTCTCCTTCTTTGTTGCTGTCACAGTCCGTTCATTAAAATAAATAAAATAAGATATAATAGAATTCGTTTCTGCCAAATCAACGAATATGGCCCTATTAAGAGTGAAGTCATTAACTGTAAACTTCCCTTTAATATTCAACTGTTTTTGTGATATGACCTCATATTTTAGTCTATTCTCTAACGCAGACTCTAATTTTCGTTTCATCATCACATCATTGACGGTAGAAAATGCTTTGTATGTAATTTGCACTTGATTGCGTATATCCCAAAAACCGTCAGAGTATATGGTATTCAAGAGAACTTGTTTTGATTCAATTCGGTTTGTTGTATTCAAAATCTTGAAATAAATCCCTTCATCCAATAGAGATATATCAATATCATACCACTTTCGCAAGGGAGTGAGATATTTATATACTTTATAATATGTTTTACCTTCAAACTTGAGGAAAATATATGGAATCTCTCTGGACACATTCAAAGCGTTAAATACATCAATTGGAGCATCATCATCAGGAAGCCTCAATATGATTTGAGTAGTAATCTCATCTGGCTTGAACGGTTCAACAGGAATGCTATTAACTTTTTCTAATGCAAGCGCTATTTGTTTTTGTTTATCTATTGATTCCCTGAGTTGATTGTGTTGACGTTTGAGTTCTTTGGGATATTCTTCATATATTTTAGAAATTGAGACATTAGGAGTTGGAAAATCAATTCTACTGAATTGTCTCATTATATCATTATCAAATGCCTCTTGAACGAGATGCATTCGAGCCCATAATATTCCTATATTCTCTTTGTTCATATTTGTGTAGAGATTTAACAAAACCTTGATATTCGCCTCGTTTAAAAAATCCTCTTTGGGCATGTCCTTCAGAACATCTCTTATGTCTTTAATAACAATATGCGCGTCATCTTCAACAATATAGTCACCCTCTATTCTGAAAAACGAAGGCAATGATCCTTCTTTAGAATAGGAATATTTTTCAAGAATAGTATCAGATGTGTCATAGATTGTGACGTCAAAAGATTCGCCATTCAAATACAATTTCATTACATATCCATGATATTTTTTTTAAAAGATAGATTTGTATAATAAAATGTCGATTGAGGATGCTATATTATTTATAGCAACTGCGTCGCGTTCATGTCAACCTTTTGTATCCTTGATCCGTAATAGTAGATTACCTATCAGAATTGTGAGATTAGATACAATTAAAATGCGAAGCGCAGCAGCAAATGGTAAGTTATTCCAGATCACTCACGTTCCTTCTCTTATACTCATATTTAACGATGGGCGCATACAAAAATATGAACAACCTGCAAAAATAGAGGGTATCATACAGCAACTTAAACAGTCTATGCAGCCGCCAGTTCAGCCCGCTGCGGTAATTGATGATGATAGTGGAGAAGAAGATTATCAGCCTCGGGTCTCGCGTCCAAAGAAAAAATTGCCATCACCCAAGAAAAAGAAGAAGGTTCAGTTCGTTCAGGAACCAGAACCTATAGTGGAAGAGTATAACGAAGATGGGGAGGATGAAGAAGAGGATAATAATATTGAATTCTTAGATCAAATACCTACCAAACCCCCTCCACCGCCAACAGATAACCTTTTAGTGGGACAGTATGCAAAGAAACCTCCAAGTCAAATGAAAAGTCTGAAAAATATGGCAATGCAAATGGAGGAGGAACGTAAAAATACATGGGGATATGATGAAAAGGATTTGCCAACATAATTAAATAAAATATTTCCTAATCTAATGAGTAACGAATTTTTATTGACCAGACAAAAAGCCACAATTCTGGAATGCATTAGTGATATGAGGCAGGTATTTACATCAGTTGACGAGCAAGAGGATATTGGTCTTATTTTATTCTTTTTTAATAGGCTCCACCCAACGCGTATTATGAACATGGTAGTAGATCATGTTCTTCCTCTCAAAGATCACGTTAAAAAGAGGGATGCCACCTTTTTCGTCAAAAACAAACAAATGTATGCTGGTTTACCTCCTGACCGTATAAAACATTATACGTCGCCTAAAATAATTGATCAAATAGGAGATGACGTCGAACCTCTCTTCCAGTATTTTGATATTATGATTTCATTGGCTGAGCAATACAAAAAACAAGGATAAAAGCAACAAGGTAGTGTTTAATGGATAAAAAACTAAAAGCGTTCGAGGCAGTTGTTGCCTTTGTTAATGATTTAGATGCAGTAAAAGATGCCTTGAAAGACGCAGAGCGTATTAAAGTATATCATACGCTGGTAAATAACATAAAATTTACGGATAAGAATGCAATTGAAACAGTTATTAACGGATTTATTAAGTTTATTGATGTCAATAAGCCCTATATTGTTGATAATGAACTACAGCGCGTTCCCAAAGGGAGCAGAATAGTGTATAAGCATCCAATTTATTTGGATATTTATAAGTATATTCAGCATGCTGATAAAGATACATGCGAGGCTATCCGGGGCCATTTAGTCGTCATTACCTCAATTTTACGCCCAGACCATTCTATTAATCAAGCCCTCACTACATTAAATAGCGGTTCAAAGGAAGACGAATTTATTAAGAATATGATGGGAAAAGTAATGGAAACAGTGAATGGAACCCAAAGTGGTAATCCCTTGGAGGCTGTGATTGGGATGCTTAATAGCGGCCTATTTCAAGATATTAGTGCGCAGGCAGAAAATGGCGAGATTGATCCCAAGAAATTGCTTGGCAGTGTTACACAAATGATAGGTAATTTAATGGCTGATTCTGGGGCTGCACCGCCAAACCCTAATAACGTCGATGAAGTTGATTGATTAAATTTATTTCTTACGAAATAAATTAGTAAGGCAGAGAGACGTTAGATAATTCAGGAGGTGCCCCACATACACAGATATGAGGTTCCTCAACTGCACAATAACAACGTTGTCCATTAGGACATCCACCTTGTCTGCAACTATTGGCTAGTGGCGGATTTCCTCCACATAAACATACATCGGGACCGTTGGTGGAACAAAAACATCGTTGACCTCTGGCACATCCTTGAATACATCCATTACCCTCTGGCCATGATTTTGTTTCCCGAGTTTCAGTATATGCATTCCCCAAGCGTCCAAAGTTTTCATTCGAGTAATATGAAAGAAAATAAACCAACAAGAGAACGAGTCCAACAATTAAAAAAATTTTTAGGCACATTATTAATAAATCTATTTATAAAATATTAATCGAAAAACAATGACCTCAACAACAAAGTTACATAGTCAAATGAAATACATTGAAGATGAATCTCGATACACTATTCTTCCCGAAAAGCACTTTATTATAAAGTTATCAAAGGACACGTCATTTAGTGCTGACTTTTCTTCTGCTATTTTTGAAGAATATCCTCCACTTATTCTTTATTATAGAGATTGTGATTTATATATTTTATATGGAGCATCTGAAAAGGAACACATTTTTAATGGTGAAAGAAGTGTGATTGCTTCTCATTATGCTTCTTTGGCAACATTATCATTCGGAGAAATTGTCCACGCTTCCTTAATTGAGTTCGAAAGCAAAACTGCTGTCTGCTCGTATTTTATCACTTTGATTTTTGATAATATTAGGAGAGTATTAAATGCTCCCAAAGATTCACAACTTACTCAAGATGAATTAATAAAACAATTTGGTAAAACCAAATGGAATAAAATCCCTGATGAAGAAAAATATGGATATTTTATCAAAAAGAAAAATGGTGAAATTATTAAAAAAGCAGAGAAGTTTGATTTCTTCAAGATTGAAGATCATAAGAAGTTCCTATTCTGAATATTCCCATTAGGGAATATTAAAACTCTGATAACAGAGAACTACTTCTCTTTGCATGATCAAATAATTTACTTACTTTATCATTCAGATGAATAATTTCCTTGGCAGAAGGATTTGGTTTAATCAATTCGTTATATAGATCAAGAGCGTATTGGGTGATTTGGAGTTGTATACCACGCGCAATATATTGTTTACTATTTGATAATACCCAGTCTGAATTATCTTTTGGATTCGTATCTCTTTGTTGCTTACGTTCAAGTGAATGGTAGAATGATATTGCTATTTCGCTATACAACTTATTTATAACAGAAGAACGTGGAGAATGTATATTTTTATTCATATAGAAGTGTTTAGATGTCTCAGCAATAGTGATTACCCCTTTTGATGTATATAATTTATGTATTGCATAAAGGTCTTGAATCTTTGAGTAGAAAATAATCATAAAATCTAACTTCTTATCTGCTCTTTTTTCTAGTTCTCTATAAGTTTTATACGATATGAGGTTCTGCGATATAATCACCTCAGAAGTAGTCACTTCAACCAAAGTTTCAGTATTAATCACATACCCATGTGCTTTACCATTATCATCTACAACAATAATCGCAATATGATGAACATTTACTGGTTCATCCTGTTCGCTTGATGGTGATGAACCTCTACGAGGAGATATTCCGCGCGGGGATGCTGACAATCCTGATGGAGTGGCAGGAACACGTGATAATCGAGGCGAACTGCTTATATCTCTTGGTGTTGAGGGGGTAATTAAAACTTCGGTATCGTCCATTAATAATCCTCATCATTTTCATTTTTGCTAATTTTTACAGGCTCCCACATTAATTCGATATGCTTGAATGGAATTTTAATCTTGTATGTTTTAATTAGTTCTTTCATTCTCTTTTCATCTACTGCTTTATTATACGGAACTTGGAATTGTGAAAAATCTTCTGTAAAGGAAAAGAGTTCTCTACAACGCCTATAGTTTAAGGGTGATGCATCAATTAGATATTCTTCAATTTTTTCTAATCGCCCATATTCCTTTACCATTAACCATGCTCCCTTTGTCCCAATCTTTACAGGCTTTATATGTTTCTTTCCATCAGGAGGATATCCCTTTACACATTTCTCATCAGTATCATCATTGTTTACATCCGCATGTTTATTATAATCACATCTCAGTAAAATACATAAATCAAGAAATTCTGGATAAGTGAGTTCTAA